CAACGCACAGTTCGAAATCACATGCTTGAACAAAGCCGGATATACGACTCCATTACGTCAATGGCACTGCACGATGATTCACGGTGCGTATTTAGGGTATCCTATGGGCCTTGCCAAGTTAGGCGTGGCACTAGGGTTACCGCAAAATAAATTAAAGGACAAAGCCGGCAAGGCTTTAATCCGATATTTTAGTATTCCATGTAACCCGACTAAGTCTAACGGCGGTCGAACTCGTAACCTTCCACATCATGAGCCTGAAAAGTGGCGAACCTATGTTGAATATAACAGACAAGACGTAGTCACTGAAATGGAATGTTATAAACGGCTTGCATCGTTCCCTGTACCAGATGAGACATGGAACGATTGGTACATCGATATTGAAATCAATAATCGTGGTGTACTTATCGACCACGACCTCGTCATCGGAGCGCTATGTATCGATGAAGAAAACACGAACATCCTTACTAAGGAAGCCCAGGAAATTACACGCTTGGCCAATCCTAATTCTACGCAAGCCCTACTCAATTGGATTAACACCAACACAGGGGCTAACCTTCCTAACTTAACTAAGGCTACCGTTGATGGCGCTCTTAAGAGTGACATTAACCAGGTGGCCAAACGAGTGCTTACCTTACGTAAGAAACTGGCAAAGTCCTCGGTATCAAAGTACGTCAAGATGGAAGAGTCCTGGGGCTCAGATTATCGCCTTAGAGGCGTGTTACAGTTCTACGGAGCCAATCGTACCGGGCGTTGGGCTGGACGTCTTATACAGGTCCAAAACCTACCAAGAAACTACATCGAAACGCTCGACGTCGCACGTTCCCTCGTGACACATCGTAATCGTGTAGGGCTAGAGCTCTTGTATGGTGATGTAGCCGATACACTCTCACAATTAATCCGTACGGCTATTATCGCCCCAGAGGGTAAGACATTATGCGTGGCTGACTTCTCCGCCATTGAAGCTAGGGTTATCGCCTGGCTAAGCGGTGAGCAGTGGCGTCAACAGGTATTCGCCCATGATGGTGATATCTACTGCGCATCGGCATCCTCGATGTTTGGCGTTCCAGTCGTGAAACACGGTGAAAACGGACACCTACGGCAAAAGGGTAAGGTCGCAGAACTAGCCCTTGGATATCAAGGAGGCGTCAACGCATTAAAGGCTATGGGTGCCCTTGATATGGGGCTAGCGGAAGAAGAACTTCCAGATATCGTCCGATTATGGCGTGAGGCGTCACCTCGTATTCGTGATTTATGGTACCAGGTAGAAAACGCTGCCGTGTATACCGTAACCACAGGCAACCCTATGGGCCTTGACCATGGCATTATATTTCGATTAGAAATTGATCCGATATACGGCTATCGCTACATGACGATAGAGTTACCAAGTGGGCGGAAGCTATTTTACCCTGGGGCGTATATCAAGGAAAACCAATTCGGTAAGGACGCCGTCCATTTCAAGGCGCAATTCAACAACGCCTGGGTGGATGATAGTACATACGGTGGCAAGTTAGTCGAAAACATTACGCAAGCCGTAGCTCGAGACTGCCTGGCAGTTACGTTGAGACGTTTGACGATGGCAGGGTATCCAATCACCATGCACATCCACGATGAAGCGGTTATGGAAATCCCTTCCGAGGATAAGGAGAAAACCCTTGATAAGGTTAACGCTTTATTTGGGGCTCCGATTCCATGGGCTGAAGGGTTACACCTATCCGCCGCCGGATTCACCAGTGATTATTATATGAAGGATTAGAAAGGGCGTTGGCCATATGATTAATGATAAAAAACTAATAATTAGCGTAGGCCAAAGTCGCACGTCTAAACAATGGATTCAAACGGAGCTGATGTGGTCCGAGTTTATCGAACGACTTCGTACACCACAACGCACAACGGAAACCGTTGAGCAGTATCATCAGCTACCTAAGTCCGCACAGGCTAAACTAAAGGACATCGGCGGTTTCGTCGGTGGTAGCTTAATCGGCCTCCAACGTAAGGCGATTAATGTCACAGGCCGTGACCTTATCACCCTTGACCTTGACGCTATTGAGCCTGGCCAAACGGATAATGTAGTGCGTACAGTGGATACTTTAGGCATGGCGTACGCCGTGTACAGTACTCGTTCACACACGCCACACCGACCACGGTTACGGGTAGTCATTCCAACTGACCGCACCATGACACCTGATGAGTACGAGCCAATCGCTCGTAAGGTGGCCAGTTTAATCGGTATCGGCATGATGGACTCGACTACGTTCGAAGCTTCAAGGCTTATGTACTGGCCAGGATGTTCAAGTGATGCACAATATGTGTTCCGATATGCAGATAAGCCGTTCTTATCGGCTGACGGCATCCTAGCTGAGTACACTGATTGGCGAGACGTGGCGTCATGGCCACAGGTACCAGGTTCTGAGACATCGGTTAGGGTGAAACAGCTACTTACGAAGCAACAGGATCCTTTATCCAAACATGGTATCGTAGGCGCCTTTTGTAGGCAATATGGCATCCGTGAGGCTATCGATACGTTCCTACCTAACGCGTACACATACGTTGATGGTTCTAACGACCGCCTAACCTACGTCGAAGGCTCGACCATTGGCGGTGCTGTAATCTACGATGATGATAAGTTCTTATACTCACATCACAATACGGATCCGTGCGGTGGCCAACTCGTGAACGCGTTCGACCTGGTTCGACTTCATAAGTTCCATGACCTCGACGAGACAGCCAAGGACGGCACACCACCGCATAAGATGCCATCGTTCCTGGCGATGAGTAAGCTAGCCTTTGAGGACTCAGAGGTGGCCATCAGTATCCAACAGGAACGTGCGCGTGAGTCAGCTACGAACGTGTTCCAAGAATCGATAAGTAATTCTAATACTACCGATGTAACTGACCTTGACGCCAACGCTATGCTCGAGACTGAATGGATGAAGTCAGCCGGCCTCAAATATAACGATAATCAAGGCCTTAAAAAGACACGTGATAACATTCTTAAACTATTAACGCATGACCCGGCCATCAAGGGGCGTATCGCATACGATAAGTTCGGTAGTCGGTATATGGCGATGGGCGCCTTACCATGGGCGTTATCGGAACACGGTAAACGTATTTGGACTGACACCGATGATAGTGGTATCCAGTGGTACTTAGAGAACCGCTTCGATATTACTGGTAAGGATAAGGTCCTTGATAGCGTTCTACTGATAGCGAAACAAAATGCATTCAACCCTGTGACCGATTATTTAGACAGTCTCACCTGGGACGGCGTGGAACGCTTAGATACGATCTTCATCGATTACCTGGGCGCAGAGGATAACGTGTATACCCGTGCGGTAGGTCGTAAGGCCTTCGTAGCTGCAGTAGCACGTGCCTACGAACCTGGATGCAAGTATGACACGATGCCGGTATTAGTCGGCGCCCAAGGGATAGGGAAATCATCCCTTATACGTCTAATGGGCAAGGATTGGTACGCTGACGGGCTTAACACCTTTGATGGTAAGGAAGCAGCTGAAAGCATCCAAAATAGTTGGCTAGTTGAAGGCGGTGAAATGACCGGATACTCTAAATCGGAAGATAATGCGTCGAAACAATTCTTATCCCGCCAGGTCGACGTATTCCGTAAGGCCTATGGTCGCCGTACTGAAGAATATCCACGCCAATGCGTGTTCTTTGGTTCCACTAACCAACACGAGTTCTTAAAAGATATTACGGGTAACCGCAGATTCTGGCCAATTCAATTAGGTTTAAAGAAACCAACGAAAAATGTGTTTAAGAATTTACCTGGAGAAGTGGATCAGCTGTGGGCGGAAGCCAAAGCTAGATACCGCCAAGGTGAAAGCTTAATTATTGAAGATAATGAGGAAGTTCTACGCCTTGCAAATGTAGCACGTGAAAGCCACATGGAAGGAAATGCTAAAGCAGGTGTGGTAGCTGAGTTCTTGAAACAGAAAGTACCTGAAAACTGGCAGGCGCTATCGATTAGTGCTAGACGGATGCAATTATCCGCAACGCATGCGGTACCTGGCCAAGAATTAGTGCTAAGGGATCGTATATGCGCGGCTGAAATTTGGTGCGAATGTTTTAACAAGGAATTATCCTGGATGAAGAAAGCCGATAGCCGAGAAATTAATCAAATTTTAGATAACATACCATTCTTAATCCGGTATGACAAGGTTAGAAAATATGGTCCGTATGGTGACCAGCGAGGCTTTGAAATCATACCTGGAATGATGTAAAAATGGGCGCAACATTCCGCAACAATCGTTGATTTTCTCAAAAAGAATGTTGCGACAAAAAAATAGAATGTTGCCCCAATGTTGCGGGAATGTTGCGGAGAATGTTGCGGTAACAAACCTAGTATTTATCTATGTTTATAGTACTTATATATATAAAACGCAACATTTATATATATATATAGTAAAAATATATAAATTTAAGTACGTTTAAGGGGTTAATAGGGGTTAAATGGGGTATATACACATATGTGTGTAAAACCATGTCGTTTTTGTTGCCCCTCTAAATGAGAATGGAAAAATCGGAGGTGTGATAGATGCTTGAAAAACTTGTCGAACAGAAATTGGTTCGGGGTGTTAGGGAGTTGGGCGGTAAGGCCTATAAGTTCGTATCGCCTGGCAACGTCGGAGTGCCTGATCGGATTGTAATATGGCCGGACGGTACCGTTCAATTCGTAGAGCTTAAAACGACACGAGGTCGATTAAGCCAACTACAGGATGTGCAGTGTAAGAAACTATTGAGCCTACTGCAGACCGTTTACATCCTATACGGCCCTGAAGCCGTTAAGGACTACCTAACGAATGAAGGTGGTATTCATGGCGAGAGTTCCGTGTAAGAACTGTACCAGGCGTACACCTGGCTGTCATGGCATGTGTTCCGACTATAGCTTGTACAAAGTTCTTAGCAAGTACGAGAAACTTCAGGAACACGATAACACCGATGTGCAGTCATATATCATGACTAACGTGCGAAAAATCCGTCACAAAATGCAGAAGGCAAAGTACGGATGCACAGTTAAGGATTAGGAGGGCTATAGTGAAATTTAATCCACACCCCTATCAAAAGTATTGTATCGATAGGGTAGTCAAACAAAATAAGCTAGGCCTATTCCTAGATATGGGCCTTGGTAAGACGATTATCACGTTATCCGCTATCTACCAGTTGAAATACAACTACTTCCAGGTTAAGAAAGTGCTTATCATAGCACCTAAGAAGGTGGCGGAAGCAACCTGGCAACGTGAAGCGGCCAAATGGGACGGCGTTGGTATTCTTAGAATATCCACCGTATTAGGCCCATTAAAGAAACGCATACAAGCGCTAAATACACCGGCGGATATCTACATCATCAATCGCGAGAATGTCTCGTGGCTGGTTAGCTACTATAAGAACGCCTGGCCATTCGATATGGTGGTAGTCGATGAATCGAGTTCTTTTAAATCACATCGTGCCAAACGATTCAAGGACTTATCGAACATGTATAACCATATCAACCGAATGGTGCTGTTAACTGGCACACCATCGCCGAATGGGTTGATTGACCTATGGGCCCAGGTCTATTTGTTAGACCGTGGCCAAACATTAGGTAAGACCTACACCGCATTTAGGGAACATTATTTTGACCCGGACCAACGGGGGCGTGATGTGATCTACAGTTACAAGCCAAAGGCGAATACAGATGATGCGATTATGTCAGCCATAGCGCCATTATGTATCTCGATGAAGGCTAGCGATTATCTAGACCTACCGCCAATTGTGTACGATACGGTGCCGGTAGTCTTAGACGCTAAGGCGAAGAAAGCCTATGAAAGCATGGAACGTGATGCCGTCCTTGAAGTCTTTGGAGCAGATGAGGAAATCACCGCCATGAGTGCGGCTGCATTATCTAACAAACTCCAACAGTTGGCCAACGGTGCCGTGTATGATGATGAACGGAATGTCCATGAAATCCATGATTGCAAGATAGAAGCCTTCATGGAACTTATCGAACAGCTACACGGCAAGCCGGCGTTAGTGTTCTATAACTTCAAACATGACTGCGCCAGGTTGAAGGAGGCCTTAGCAAAAACGGATCTGCGTGTACGGGAATTAAAAGGCGCCGATGAAGAGTTCGATTGGAACGCCGGCAAGATTGACGTACTACTAGCGCATCCCGCATCAACTGCATATGGTCTAAACCTACAAGACGGCGGTAATCATGTAATATGGTTCGGGCTTAACTGGAGCCTTGAATTATACCAACAAGCGAATAAGCGTTTGCATCGTCAAGGGCAAAATGAAAAGGTTATCATCCATCACCTTATATCCGTAGGCACACGGGATGAGGACATGATGGAAGCCTTAGAGAAGAAAGACGAAGCACAAGAATATGTCCTTCAGTCATTGAAGGCACGGATTGATAAATATGTGAAAGGATAACACTATGAGCAGAATATGTAAGACCTGTGGTAGCCTATTCAAGGCTGCCGGTAACGAACAAGAGTGCCCTACCTGTAAGGAAGGGTTCAACGATATCATGAGTATCATTAACGGCAAAGACAGAAAGGATACAGTAAAAGACAGTAAAAAGACAGAAGCGCCACCTACTACACCAGAGCCATCACCTAAGATGACTACTTGTAAGGTGTGTGGTAAGGAGTTCGAGCAGACTGGCAAAGGTCGACCTGCTGTCAACTGTCCGGAATGTCGAGAAGCTTTGAAACATGAACCAAAGGCAACGGCTAAGATGAGACATATTGAGCCTGAGCCTAAAGCAACGCCTACAGTAGTGGTAGCAACTGATGAGGATAAAGCTAAGCAGTATGGCAAGATTGATACTGCGCCAGTAGTACCGGATACGGCTTCAACAGGTGTATCCGTAGCCGATGTGAAGCCAACGGATACAAGGAACGATGCGGTACATCATCCACAGCACTACACCTTGCCAGGGCTAACCATTGAAAGCGTTGATGTCATTCGTGCTGTATTGACGCCAGAAGAGTTCAAAGGATGGTGTAAGGGTAACGCATTAAAGTATTCCCTTCGAGCAGGTCGTAAGGATCCGACGAAGGAAGTTCAGGACTTAGCGAAAGCAGGCGTGTTCTTAAGTTGGATTACTGGGGAGTAGCCTATGCATACCAGTGCTAGTTTTGAGAAGCTGCTACACGACCACGGGCATTACCTGGATGACCTGTATATAATCACTGTCCGATATGTCAACTACTTGGAGGAACAGTACGAGATAGCGTATGTACGAAGCGAAGAAGTCATCCGTGAATATAAGGAAGCCGGTAATGACCAGTTCGATGATAAGACCTATTCGTATCCTTGGTATCATGATGAGCGTTGGGATGAAGCTACGGATACCTTGGAAGCGATAGAGGATGAAGTCGATGAGCTGTACAAGATTGTAGAAGGGATGGATTACATATGACACAGGATAGTATTGATAGGATGTGACCGTATGGGTAAACGTACGAGTAATGGGGCACATCCTGGAATAAGTAAACTGCAAAGGCTGATGGATAGTCATAGGCGACTAACTGACGTCGAGGCGCATCTGCAACGCCTGGAGCAAGAAGCACGAAGTGAGTACCCTATCACAGACGAGCAACAGCTAAATCTTAAGACGGCGTATCGTGATTTGCTGGAAGAGTCAAGGCGACTATCAAGGGAACGATATGAACTATGGGCTATCATCCATCAAGTGCCGAGCGATTGTGAGCGTACATTCCTTGAATATCGCTACTACTTTGGACTTGGTATGAAGGACGTCGTTGAGGCGATGCATTACAGCGAGCCACAGGTCTACCGCATACGTAAGATGGCTGTCAAGTCTTTTTGCAAACTTTTTGAAAATTTCTAAAACATGATATGAAATGATAGTTGCACTTTGTGTTACCTTATGTGTGTGGATACGGAAACGAGCGCCGTGTCCACGCACTGTAGGGTAGTTCATAGTGATACCTTTCATGTACTTACACTTCTCTCCTGGGCAGTAGCCCAAACATGAAGCGAAGCATTGAGGACTACGAACAACCGCGTAGTCCTTTTTGTTAGCTTTAATTAGAAAAGAAATACCCTAAATATATTTAAAATTATTTTTAAAATTTTTGAAACAAAAAGGTACTTCCTCGACGGAAAATCGCCGGTGGTCGCCTCCGCGCGATGTTTGTCCGCATGTGAAAAATTTTTTCAAGTAGAAAGTACCCTACCAATAGACACTTACGGAAGGAGGTCCAAAATGGCCACGGAAAGACCCAAAGTCAAGTTCGATGACAACGGCGAGATCATTGTCACCACAAAAGTGCTATGCCAAATACTGGACCTCGGTCCGGAAATGATATCACGCCACAATCGTGCAGGCATGCCGAAGGTGGCAACGGGTTGGTGGAACGTTCGTGAAGTTCTTGTATGGCTTGGCATGTCCAAGGATAAGGACGGAACAAAATCCGCTGCTCAAAGAAAACTTGAAGCTGAGGCGGACTACAAGGAAGCCAAAGCGAAACGCGAAAAGCGAATGAACGAAGTTCTTGAAGGCCAGTATATTGCGGTTGAGGATGTAACTCGGGAATGGACTGGACGCGTTAACGAATTGAAATCATCCCTTGGTCTGCTACCCAAAGCGGTTAGCAAAGAATTTCCAGATGCAGAAACAAGGGTGATTGTAGAGAGGACGGTGAATGAGTGTGTCAACGAGTACCTCGAAAGCTACGCGCGCGACGGCGTCTACACGAAAACGAAGAAAAGTTAATTCTAAAAATTCAAAGAATCCGAATAAACAATGTCATTACAATTCATCACACGATTCTAGTACATCGTTTACGTGGACAGCGCAAGAACTCGCAGCTTTCAAGCCTCCGGAGCGGTACACCGTTTCCACATGGGCCGATAAGTTCAGAGTACTCCCAAGCACTAGTGCAGAACCCGGACCATGGCACACGCACCGCACTCCATATTTAAGAGAGCCTATGGATATGCTCAACAACGATTTAATTGAATCGATTGTACTGTGCTTTGGTGCACAGATTGGTAAGACAGAAGCTGAACTCAACATGATAGGGTTCGCGCTTCATCAATCAAAAGCACCAGTAATGATGGTGTATCCAACAGATATGTTAGCAAAGTTCAATAGTGAAAAACGTGTTCAGCCAATGATCACGAACACAGAACCCCTGGCCAACATGTACAACGAAAACGCAAGTTCGAAGTTAGAACTCAACTTCAACACAGGAAACTACATGGTATTGTCCGGTGCTAACTCTCCATCGAGTCTAGCGTCAAGGGCTATCAAGTATGTGTTCTTCGATGAAGTTGATAAGTACCCGGTATTCTCCGGCAAGGAAGCCAATCCAATTAAGCTGGCAACGGAACGTACTAAAACGTTCGTTGATGCCAAACACGTGATGGTATCAACTCCAACAGTTGAAAATGGCAATATCTGGACCGCTTTCAAGCAAGCTCACGCACAGAAAGAGTACTATGTACCGTGCCCACACTGTGGTGAGTATCAAAAGCTCGTGTTCAAACAGATTAAATGGCCCGATGAGGCTAAAGGCAATAAGGACCGCATCAGGGACACCGCCTATTATGAATGCGCGCATTGTAAGAAAGCGATACACGATAAGCACAAAATGGATATGCTTCGTAACGGAGAATGGCGAACCGAAAACGAGCCCGATTGTCGAGTGCGTTCGGTTGGCTACCACTTATCGTCCTTGTACTCTCCATGGATAGCCTTTGGGAAAGTTGCGTACGAGTTCTTTACTTCAAAAGATTTCCCGGACCAACTTATGAACTTTATCAATTCTTGGCTAGCAGAACCTTGGCGAAGTGCTAAGACGAAAAGCACACAAACGCTACACTTCACGGAATCGACCTTTGAGCGTGGCGTAGTACCGGATAAGGCAACGCTACTTATCGCCAGTGTTGACGTACAGCTTGACTACTTCTGGTGGGAGGTTAGAGCCTATGCGCCAGGCGTGAAGTCCTATCTCATCGACTATGGCCAAGCCAGTACGTGGGATGACCTAGAGGAGATCATAGTTAACAGGGAATATCCAACAGAATACGGCGAACCTAGACAGGTGATGAAGGCGGGCATTGACTCAGGCTTCAGAACTGACGAGGTGTACCAATTCTGTGCAAGGTTCCCTGAAATATGTATTCCGTTAAAAGGTTCGTCAAATCATAAGACCCTAACGGCGCCGTACTCCATGTCTAGCGTTGAGAAGGGCGTTATCGGCGGTCTTAAACTGTACGTCCTTAATACGGACTACTGGAAGGACTTCATCTTTGCTCGGATGGTACGGCCAACTGATGAGGTAGGCACAATCCATCTGTTCAAGGATTGTCCTCAAGAATATACCGACCATCTCCGGTCGGAGGAAAAACAAGAAATCCGCAACGTGAAAACGGGTGAAGTTACTGTGCAGTGGAAACCACTTACCGGGCACCCTACGAATCACTTGCTTGATACATGTACATACAATGCTGCGGTAGCAGACATTGCAGGGGTGAAGTACTTAACGGAACCCGAAGAATATGAAGACTCCAATCCAGTCACTGAAGAAATCGACTACGGTGTAGGAATGGGTAATACGAACCATTGGTTTAGATAAGGAGGTGAACCATGAGCGATGTAAATGAACAATTGGACCGTATCCGTGAAGTTATCGAGGATATCGAAACAAAAGGATACTCCGAGTTACAGATTGGCGGTAAACGGTTCAAAGCGATTGACCTTCCTGTGTTATACGCACGTGAACAAACGTTAATGCAACGTGTTCATGAGGAAGCAAACGGCTTCCAAAGTGATGCATACGTGACATGGGGTGGACGATGAATATCTTAGACAAGGTAATCGGTTGGGTTAGCCCTGAGAGGGCGCTTAATCGTATCGCAGCACGAGAGGCAATTCGCCAATATGATGCGGCGTCAATGGACCGATTGAGCAGTGACTGGCAACCTGCTTATGGCACCGCCGAACAGTTGGCCACCGGAGCACGTGATCTTATTCGAGGTCGAGCTCGTGCAGCTGAAATGAACAGCGACTTAGCTGAGTCTGTAGTTACGGCGCTAATCCGTAACGTCATTGGCGTTGGAATTAAGCCACAGGCAAAGGTAAGGAGCGGTAAAGGTAAGTTAAATACGAACCTTAACAACAAAATCGAAAAGGCATGGGACAAATGGACTGACGCTGAAAACGCGGATGTCCGAGGCCTGTCTAACTTTTACGAATTGCAGTCTATCGCGTTACGACGGATGCTGTATGATGGCGAAATTCTAGTCAATAAAACCGCACAAGGTGAGTACTTGCCACTATCAATCCAATTGATTGAAGCGGAGAATATCGGAGCGGTTAGCCTACAACATGGCAAGAACAACATCATCAACGGCGTGGAGGTTAACGAATATGGGAGACCAGTTGCGTATCACGTATATCAAAGCGATCCAATGGGGTTACGCAGTTTCGACGCATTACGGCTAACTACTAACCAGGCGTTCTTATTATTCAAGCCTACTCGAACCTCTCAACTTCGAGGTATGAGCCACCTGGCATTAGTCCTTCGCCGTATCCATGATATTGACGAATACATGGACGCAGACCTAATTGCCGCACGTGTATCGGCATGTTATAGCGCGTTCATTACGTCTCAAAATTCAGCACGTCAAACGGCGATGCTACCACGGGATAGTAAAGGACGTCCTAACATGACATTAGCACCAGGTATGGTTAGACACCTTAGTCCTGGTGAATCCATTGAATTTGCAGACCCTAAACGTAACGCAGGAACTGCAAGCGAATACTCGGCAACTCAGACGCGGAGAATATCCTCCGGTCTAGGAATGAGCGCGGATATCGTGGCTCGTAATATATCAGGTAACTTCTCCGCAGCAAGGCAAAATCTGTTAGAGGACCAAAAGACCTTCCGACAATGGCAAGAATTTGTTATCACACACTTTTGCATGCCGATTTGGAAAGCCTTTATTGACGCATTGTACCTAGCCGGTGAACTACCATCTGACTACTTGGCGAATAAGGACAAGTACCAGGAAGTATCTTGGCTTGCACCAGGTTGGTCGTGGATAGACCCGGTTAAGGAAGTGTCCGCCAATAAGGAAGCTATCAAGTCCGGCCTTACAACCTTAGAGGATGTGTGCGCAGCATCTGGGCGTGATTGGGAGGAAGTTCTTGAACAACGGAAACTCGAACAGGATAGAGCCAAGGAGCTCGGGGTGTTACTAGATTATTCCAGTGAGTTGCAACCATTGATGGACCTAGATAGTGACAATAACGTCCAACAATCACAGGAAGGAGCTGATGGCTAACAATGGACGAAAATGAAAAACGTAGCATTTATGGTAACTATTGCCGTGAATCTACGATTGACCAAGTCGACTCCGATAATCGGACGGTGGAGCTTTCCTTCTCCTCCGAAACGCCATATGGCCGTTGGTTCGGCGATGAAATCCTTTGTCATGATGAAGAATGTATCAACCTTGATAGATTTAACGATGGCTTAGGTACCGTGCTATTTAACCATGATCGTGATGCGGTCGTGGGGCATATCGAAAAGGTGTGGATTGAAGATAATCGAGGTAAAGCGTTAGTACGCTTTGACGATGATGAAAAATCCGACGCCATATTCAAGAAAGTCCAATCCGGTACGCTTCAAGGTGTTAGCGTTGGATACTCTATTAAACGCTATGAAGCGCTTGATGAGAAAGATTCTGTATCCAGTAATGGCAGATTCAAAGGGCCGGACACATATGTAGTAACGGATTGGGAACCTTTAGAAATCAGCATTGTATCCGTACCTGCAGACACTACGGTCGGCGTAGGTCGCAGTGCAGATGATATTCAAGTTCATACAATTATTGACACACAGGAGGAAAACAAAGGTATGGATGAAAAAGAAAAATTAACTGAAACTCCAGAAGTGAAATCCGCTCCAGTTGAAGGCGGTATCACAAAAGATGAATTGGCAAAAGCCATGGAAGAAGAACGTAAACGTACTTCTGAAATTACTGCTATGTTCCGCGACTTCGCTGTTGAAGGCGCAGACG